TAAAACAGAGAGAGAGAATGGGCAAAACTCAAAAAAGAGGGGGGGTCACTATGGCCGGAATGGGGGGTCACCTTGCTCCGGAATAGGGGGTCACTATGCTCCGGAATATACAACGTGCAATTTGAGTTTGCTGCCTACGTTAGTGGTTAATTGTACCATTCACGGCTTGCACAGTCTTGGGCTGCTGTTACCACAGGGCTTTTCAATAGTTTACTCCACCAGCCCAATCCTCGCCGCTCATTGCCCTTGACCAGAATATACCGGCAGCATGGGTATGCCATCATTCGCCACTGCCCACCCCCGTTGAAAAAAACGGCGGCAGGCATCAGTTTGTTTATTCCGGATGCAAAGTTTGTTTGATCACCTGCTGCACCACTCAAGCTGATAATTTTTCAGCCATCGCAAAACGAGTAACATTTTTACTCGGCCTTTCAACTTGCTCCGCCTTCAAAATTCCAGCTTTTCGGATGCAGCAAGTGATCATGGTACGCCAGCGGAGCAACAGTCACTAACCAGCGGAAAGAAAAGGCCGCAGGTTAGTTCCACTAAATTCCTCAGTTATCCAGCCTGCTTCTGCCACCTATTGCACGCCTCATGCTTCGGGTGCAAATATTGGCAGATATCCCGGAACTATTCTTTTTTCGGTAATCAGTACAACGAGTAACGGCAAAGCATTTTTACCTCGATCTGTAACACATTAAAGTTAGCTTGTTATTCCAGGCTTCACTACGCGCCCTTGCCATGCACCAATTTCCCTTATCCAGTTTCAGTACCTAATACCAGCGGTGCATGTCAGGAGCGCTCCGCTCACCTTCCATAAAAGCTACTTTAATGAGTTACTCCCATCCCGTTCCTGATTTCCGGCACCGGTAAATGCCTTGCATTTTAGGCAGTTTGAGCAGGTTTGCAAGCCTGTATCGCCATTAACCAGCCTCTAAATCGCGTGGCCGCTTAATGTCAGTAAGGTTTTCGGTATTCCGGCCTGCTTCTGCCACCTTATTCGCCCTCGTCCCTCGGGCTTCATAAAGTGGCAGCTGGTAAGCCAACTGCCACCACCACCAACCCGCATTGAAAAAATGCCGGTTGGTTTGGTCTCTTTTCCCGGTATGCAAACCTGCTTCCCCACCACATTTCGCGCTCATTCTTCACGCTCATGTAGTGGGGCTGATAGCCGGCAGTATTTCGCTTTGTCGGTAAGGTTACAAAATCCAAATCTTATTCAAGATTACCTGCGAAATTTTTTGTATTGCAAGGCCAATGCCCGTTGGGTGCCGTCATTTTTTTTATCATTTTTATTTTTTGGGGTAAAAAAATGACCCGCAGCCTTGCAATACAAAAATTTCTACGGTAAAGGCGCCTAAGATTTGAATTTTCTGCAAATTTATATTTACAAGCAAGGCTCATGGGTTGGCGCCTCTCCGGTACCCTGATTACAGGCGATGCAATACCGTCTTGACGATCCGGTTTCCAATTAAAAGCCGTCCCAGGCAGGCATACCTGATCGCATCAATGGCATGATTAAACCGATCGACCGGGATGTTCATCGGTTTTCCCGATGCATCCTCCTTCCATTTGTAATTTTTCAGCTCTCTGATCAGGTTAACCGACCGCTTTGTAACATTGATCGGGTACCGCTTCAAAATATCGATCCCGGTCAGGATTGAATCCGGACCTTTAAAGGTGGGCATAATTTTGAAGCCCTCCTGGTGGATCTCCCAAATACACTTGGGCTGATTATCTGCAATGATCTCATCGGCACCGGTGATCCCCAGCTTTCTCATCCAGGTGCAGATGTCCGGATTGGTCAATCCCCGGGAGTAAATCAGTTCATCCACCCACAGCTCGCCGCCATCCATCCCGACTTTGACCAGGGCTGTCGGATCATTGCTAAAGCCAAAATCCATCCCGTAGGTGATCCACTTGCACGACTGCGGCCACCCATCAATAGTTCGCCAGTTCGTCAGCACAAGACCTGTGATTTGTCCGACTTCGCCCAGACCGTAAATCCGCCAGTAATTTTCATCCACCGATTTAAGGTTCTCAATTTCCGCAACCATTTCGGGAGGCAGAAACTGGATATTATCCAGGTAGGTCGAATGTATGAACGTGCAATCCTTGCGTGTCAGAACCTGGTCATAAATCCAGTGTTCATCCATCGATGGGTTGAAGTCCAGGAAGATTTGCTTTTCGGTTCTCAGCGAAAGTTGAACCCAGTCTTCCAGAGATAGTTCGTTCGCCTCGTTGATAAATAGGTAGGACCGTTTCGCCCCACGTTTTTTTTGCGGCTGATCCAGGCTCATGAACTCAAAAAGGTTTCCGTTCAGCAGGTAGGTGTTCTCGGTCTTGTTGTGGTTCCGCTCATCGTAAAGGCCAGCCGATTTGAGGATCTCGAAGAAATCCCGCATGGCCGATGCTTTCAACGCAGGCATCGATCGCCTGACGATGGAGAAAACCATGTCGTGACCTTCAAAAGCCTTCACCAGGATGAGTAATTGCAATATGGAAAAGGTTTTGCCTGATCGGGTACCGCCCTGGTTGACTACGATCTTGGTTGAGGCCTCATAATTTTTCCGGAATACTTCTGATACCTGAACATTCGTCTCCAATGGGTAGGGTTTTTATATTTGCTCCCGGCAGTACCGTAGTATGGATCACTTCGAAGGTGATCTTGGTGAGCTTATCCTCTGCCGGTCCAATGTCAACGTTCACCCGCTGTAGCTTTGGCCTGACATATTCCTGAAGCTGTATCCATAAATCGACCCGGTCTTTGCGTTTCAAACCCTTGATATCATCTTCCAGATTCTCTTCAATAATTTCAAGGATTCGTTCAAGCCGCTGTTTTTTCTCCGTTGTGAGCTTATTCGGGGTTCCTTTTGGCCGTCCGACATTCCCAGGCTTGAACCTATGATCGTTTACCAATGTCTGTTCCATGATTTTTCGTTTTTTCCCGTTGCACAACGATTACATATAATAATCTCGCCATATGTTAACCAGCTTACTTTTTGTAAATCATCTTCTCTATGGCGCTCACCGATACCCCGTAACAATCGCTAAGCTCTATTTTGATATTGGTGTAATTTCTTCCTCCCTTTTCATGGGCATGTCCTTTGCGTGCGTAATCAAAATACAGTTCTTTCACCAGCCATTTCTTTGCCGTGCTTACAGGCAGCAATCCCCTTACCACGAGATATTCTACTTCAATTCCGCAACGTTCCCTCAGTTCAACGACCACTTTTTCAGCTTCCGGGTCCATATATAGCCATTTCTTACAAAAATATACATAAATTATTCTCATTACAAGCTATTATTCAACTTTTTGCCGGTTTGTACTAAACATATACTTTAAGTCATTCGTATGTTTGTTAGGTTTAATCTTTCCCATCGGTATGAAATCATTTTCCACTCCACCCGTCACCTTCTCTGTTGCCTTTATCAATGAGGGTTCCGGGGTACTTCAGAAGGTCGTTGTAGCCCAGGCAGGCAAGGTAAAATCCTACTTCGAGGAGATCGACAGCGAAACGCTATCTCAGATCGTAAGCCTTGGGAATGCGAAGGAAAATGGGGTAAAGGCCCGCTTTGGCCACCCGAATATGTGCAGCAGTGCTTTTGGCACCTATATCGGAAGGTTCAAAAATTTCCAGCTTGATGGCCACAAGGTAACCGGTGATCTGCACCTGGACACGGTTTGCAAAAATGCCCCCGGTGGTAATTTGTACGATTACATTCTCACCATGGCAAAGAAAAACCCGGATATGTTCGGGGCCTCCATGGCATTCATTCCGGGGGAACCTGAAGTAGGCGCCGGAGAATTTCCGCTGGTGCGCATCGAGGAACTTCTGGCCACCGACCTGGTGGACGATCCTGCCGCAACCACCTCGTTGTTTGCACAGGACTCTTTCTCATACCAGGCCACAAGGTTTTTGGATGAGAACCCGGCGATACCCTATTACATTGCCCGCAATCCTGAATCCATCATTGAATTCATGCTAAAATATTTCTCTAAAACTGATTTTATGAAACCAGAACTTTTTCAAAGGATTAAAAACCTTTTCAATCCTGCTCCGGAAGGAGTCCGGCCAGACACGCTGGCATCCTACAATCAGGCGATCGAGTTACTCGAAGCCGATCATCTGCAAGAGATCACCAGCCTGGAAGCTTCCTCCCAGTCGAAGATTACTGCAATTGAACAGCAGCTTGCCTCATCTGCCGACCAGCTTGCAACCTCCGTGGCCGGTGCCACTCTGCTTGAACAGCAAGTCAAAGATTTAACCGCCCGGGTTGCCACCCTGCAGGATCAATTGAAAGCAGCGCCTACCACAGTCGATTCATCCGATCCCCAGGTCAAAGTCGGCCACCCCGAGGTAAAGTTCGGCAAAGAACTCCTAAACGAAATGCCTTCCCATCTGAAGGACAAACTCAAAAAATAAAAATATTTAGTTTCAAATCTCCAAATTTCCACATCCCCAAATCCCTTCGCCATGTCAAACATCTTCTCCCACGGGATCTCTCCCGCCTTCACCAAGCAATCCATCCATGATTTTTTTATCTCCCCGTTTTTCATGGGTGAAGACATCCGGGGCGCTATCACCGTTCGCTCCGATATAAAGGGCACAGAACTTCTGAATAAGATTTCCCGTCCCTCTTTCATCACCAAGCCAAAATCTATCGCCGGTTTCACTGCGGCAGGTTCTTTTGCACTCTCCACCCAGTCCATCACCGTGGCGCCAATGGCCATGGAGTTCGAGCAAAATGCCCGGGCCTTCTGGGGTTCAATTGTTGAACAATTGTTAGCCACCGGCTATAAGGAAGACGATATCGAGCAGATGAAACAGCCCGATGTATGGAACAAGATCATGCTGCCCATCATTGCCCAGGCAGGTCAGCAGGATCTCATCCGTCAAATGTTCTTTGGTAATACGGTCCAGGAAGTATTATCTTCGGGTATCCCCACAGGGGTAGTGGATACCAATTTTTCTGGTTATCAGGGCTTCTTAAATCACTTCATCAAAGACCTGTACGCCGGCACCATCCCTTCGGCGCAGCATGTGGCTGTTGCTTCGGCAACTTCCGCCGTCAAAGCTGAAAAAATTCTTACCTATACCGCTGGTACAGACACTTATCTGGTGTTGACCATCAACGGCGTAGCCTATTCCCAGGCATACCGTTCAAGTGCAACGGTTACCTGCAATGATTGGCTTGCCACCCATAAGGCGACGGTGGAAGCCCGTGGTGGTGCATTGAGTGGTGTTATCGTAACCAACCCCTCAGCCGGTGCAATCAAAGTCGTTAGCAAGTTCAAAGGACAGGATTTCACCTTCACCGGAACGGTTACCGGAAACGGATCTGTTGCAGCTTCCGGCGTTGTTGCTGCCACCAAACAGGGTGCATTGGCCGCCAATGAGGCCGATGGAACCTTCGAGGACATGATCGATGCAGCTCGTCCCGAAATGTTCGAATTTCCCCTGGTATTCATGTGTACCCGCTCCATGTGGCGCAACCTGGTCCATACCGTCAAGGCGAAAACCACAGGCGACCTTCCGCTCACCATGATGCTGGGTGGTCTTCCAGTTCCCTCCTACGAAGGTTATCCTGTGCTGGTTCGCCCCGACTGGGATACCTGGATCGCAACCTACCAAAACGGAGTACAGCCCCACCGGGCGCTGCTCACCACCCAACAGAACCTCATCTTCGGAACCGATGGGTTAATGGATCCTACCGACATTGAATCCTGGTACAATCCTGATCTCCAGATGCGCCGTTACCGCGTGCAGTACAAAGCCGCAACCGCCTATCTCCATTCCGAACTTTTAGTCCTCGCCGGCTTCGGAGATTAATTCATTTTCAAATCCCCACATCCTCAAATTTTCACATCCTCAAATCCTCAAATGTCTACCAAAAGGACCCATAAAACTCAGCCTTCTCCTCGTTTCTACGAGTTCTCCTACAATCCTGTGCTTGATTTGTTTGATACTGACTATTTATTGGATCGTACCAATGTCACGGTGTTTGTACCCTTTGGAGACGACAATGCCCTGCCTCGGCAGCTCATCAAGCTGGCCCGTGAGGTACCCGTGCACCGGGCTATTTTGAACTCCAAAACCAACTACATCCTGGGCCAGGGTGTCCAGTCCTCCGATCCGGCTACTTCGGCTTTCCTTGACAAACCAAATAATCAAAAAGAGTTGTTTGCTGTTACGCTCAAAAAGCTCTGTTTCGATTACCTCACATTTGGCAACTGCTATTATGAGATAGTTACCAATAAGCAAAAATCCTTCGTGTTCCTCTACCATCAGGATGCAACCCATGTCAGGCGTCATTTTGACGGCAGGCAGGCGTTGATCCATCCCAACTGGGATTTATTCCGTGGCAACGGCGATATGAACCTGAAAGCCATCAACCTTTTTCCGGATTTCTCTGCCGGCGATGACGGACTGCTCCATTCCATCGTTCAAATCAAAGACTACGAGCCGGAGTTCGTTTTCTACGGGATCCCTTCTTACTTTGCCGGTATCCGAAATGTCATCATTTCCGGGCTCACAAACATCTGGAACCAAACCCGTCTCGAAAAATCCTTTGCAAGTCCAGGCATGCTGGTTATCCCGGGGGTGAACTCCGAGGCCGATGCAGCAGCGTTAGATGCAGTAATGTCAACCTACAAAGGCGCATTGGGTTCTGCTTCAGGTGAATTTATCATGCAATACCGTGCCGATGCAGCGCCTGGGGTTACTCCGGGCGAAGTTAAATTCGTTCCTTTCAACCGCGACAATGAGGCACATTGGCTCGATTTGCATACCCAGAGTGAACTCTCGCTCATCACCATCCACAACTGGTTCCCTTCACTCACACCATACTCCGATATGAAATCCTCGTTCGAATCCGGACGAATCCTCAATGAATACGAGGTGGCCATGGCCACCGTGATCAAACCGATCCAGGAAACCTTTCACCAATCCCTGCAAACAGCCCTTGCAGCGTGTGGATTACAGCTCAAAGACCTCGAGTTTATTAATTCTCCGCCCATCTCGCGAATCAACCCGATGAATTTTGTCTGGGAAGTTCGCCGCGACTCCGGCCTCGACTTCGACAAGAACGACCCTGCCCAGCAACTCCTGGTCCTCCAACTCCAAAACACCTTTGCATCTAATATGAAAAATCCTAATGCCTAATGCCTATTGCCTATTGCCTAATGCCTAATCCCTGCCTATGTCCTCCCTCATGACCCCGCTCGAAATTATCACAATAGCTTACATCACCGAGCTTGACCCGGCCATGATCAAGGATTCCTTCATTCTCACGGCCCAGGTCCAATACATCAAACCCGTGCTGACTGCTCCGCTCTATGATGATGTGCTACTCGATCCTAATGGCTCTCTCTATGGCACCCTGGTCGATGATTACATCAAACCTTGTCTGGCATACTACGTCAAGGGAAACATGCTCAACCAGCAATTGCTCGAAACATCTCAATACACCACCGGCAGCGATCCTGCATTGGCTCAATCTCTCATGGACGTTTCAACAGCCGTCATGATCTCCCCCGAACACCGCCGCGATATCGTCAAGGAAGTATTCGCAATGGCCAAATACAAACTGGATTTGCTCGTGGCGTATCTAATCGAACAGGAGTTTCCATTATACACACTCCCGACAGCCCGTAGGGTTTCAGGGTTTATAATCACTTAATACTTAATTGATCACTTAACACTTATTATGGCACAGGTACAACGTAGAGTGGTTTTATGCGATATGGACATTGCCACTATCGTCGCTGGAGGTGGTACTGCATTCACTCCTTCCGTACAAATTCCCAATGGCTGCACCAAGATAACAGTTCAATTCAAGTATCACGGCATCGACTATGCTTTTGGTTGTATTATGTATCAAAGCCTCAACGGCATTGACTTCGATGAGTGCCGAACAATCGACGAAATGCCTATCCAAATACTAATGGACATTGATTCTGTTTCTATGACATTAAATGTCAGCGAACTGCTCACTACCTGGATTCGCTTCCTGGTTGAAACTGGCGATTGCACCACTGGCACACTCGATAAGTTCTTGGTTTTATTCGCCGCTTAATATAACTATTGTTATTATGGGTCAATCTAAATATTACCAAGTCAGTTCATTAAGGTCAGGTGTAACCAATTACAGGGATTATGCCAAGCAACTTCATGCAATTTCCAGGCCCTCGCTTCCTGGAGTTCTCCGCACATGGGCTGATTACAATTATAACATGTGCCTGAGCAAGCAATCAGGGAACAATGTACAAGTACTTGCAGCGTGCATGGCAAAGGGCATAACCGTTGGTTTAACCCCGGTGGTGTTATTGGTCGATGGCTATCCTCTTTACCTGACCAAAAACAAAGCCTCTTCATTCACAGTCAGGGTCATTGGTATTCGTTCAACGCTAAATTCAGGCTTGTGTAAAGAAATAAGGGGTGTCATTGCCATTGGAGCAACCAATGCCTCCGCAGTTCTTCTTGCACCAACTGTTGATATAGTTATTCTAAGCAGCAGTGTAGGATTTTCTGCTGCTGCAACTGCCGATACAGTCAATGGAGCCTTGAAAATCACAGTCACCGGTGCTGCTAACGAATCTATTCGTTGGATTGCCCAGGTTGAAACGCTTGAAATAGCTATTGTCTAACCATCGCCTTAACACTTAAAAACTAATCACTTAACACCTAATTATCATGCCACTCTCACGCAAAAACATCTTATGTAACATCGACATTGCCGATGGCGATGCGTATCTCGATTACATTCAAATTCCCGATGGTTCCATGAACATCACCACACAGTTCGCCTATTCAGGGCTTGACGCCGATGTTACCGTCACCCTGCAACAAAGCCTTGACTGTAAAAACTTTGATGATGTTGCCACCATTTTACTCGACAAAGACAATACTTCGTCAACTGTCAATGTCCTCGATGTCCTGACAATCTGGATACGATACCGTATTGTTGTAGGTGAAGCACATACAGGTAACATTTCAGAATGCAATCTTATTTTCAACTAATCTGTCTTAAATAAATATATCAATGGGAAATTCAACTTTTTTCAATCGTGGGCAGGGAGCAGCCGAAAACGAATCCGATTTTATGGAACATAGCCTGTTAGGCGCTCCTCCAACTGTCCCAGCTACCGGTTCAATCAGATCTTACATGGATGCTTCCGGCATTCCATCAACAATCAACGCCACCGGCGATGTTGTCAAATATGTTTCCGGTACACAGGCCAACGTGGATGATGCCGTTTCTAAAAGGCATGCCGCTGGAACTGATCAGGGTCTTGATACTGGTGGAGCCAACGCCGTAACAGCTGCCAATGTCAAATCTGCCGTTGACCTTAAGCATTCTAACGCAAATGATCATGCAAACACGCTGGACCACTCAAATGCTGCTGACCATACACAGGGTACTGATACCGGACTTGATACCGGGGGAACCAATCCTGTTACCGCTGCTACCATCAAAGGTGTCACTGACCTTGTCAAACCAGGTGCAGGGGCAAACTCTGCCATTGTAGGTACGGGTGGAACTGGCCACCTCAATACGGCTGCGGGCACCTGCAATATCGTGGGAGGCAACGACAACACCGCCGCTGGCAACAACAATCTGGTGGTGGGAGAGGATCACGCAACTGTTGCCGGAAATGATAATATTGTTGCCGGAAAAGCCAATGCCGCTTCTACTTCCGGGTCACACTACAATTCAATTGCAGGTGAAAGCAACGCGGTTGAAGGAACACATAATTTGGTTTCCGGATATTCTCATGTAGTAACCGGAAATAAGAACTCCGTATCCGGGAATGATAATACCTGTATTGGCAATAATAATCATGTCGAAGGCAGCACAAATGACCTGCAAGCTTCCGACAGCCATTGCGAAGGCACGGCAAATTCATCCAATGGGTTCAACCATGTCCATATGGAGGGCAAAAACTGTGCAGCCTATAACCATACACAGCAAATCAAAGGAGGTGGCCTTTTTACCGATGGTGATCCAGGTTGCTGCCAGGTTACCCATATCATTGCCAAAGGTGTCACGCCCACCGATAGCCCTGTCGATCTTCTGGTCGACGCAGCCTATAATATTGTTTTGGCCCAATTTAAAATCTATGCCTTCTTCATCCGGGTATTGGGTACCAGTGGCGATTATGCCTCTGCCCAGCATGCCACAATCGCAGGTATGATAAAACGCGGAGAACTGGCTAACACCACGGCCCTTATAGGAACACCTGTCCTTGTAAATGTGGCCGATAACACAGGGGACAATATTACAATTGAAGCCACAGCCGACACCACCAATGGAGCGCTTAAAGTTACGGCAACGGGTTTGCATGATACGCCCATGCATTGGGTTGCCTATATCGAAATGGTTGAAACATTGTCTTTCTAAACCCATGGCAACATGGTCAAGGATTCTAAAATATTTGGCATTCCGGTTGTCCAGGCAATAAGCCTGGCAACATTCATTGCTGGGGTTATCTCTGTCTGGGTACATCTTGAAATCCAGATTGCAGCCATCAACGTGGAGATCATCAACCTGAAAAAGAATGTTGAAGCACACTGCATCGATAACCGCAAAGAGCTCGATGCCCTCAAAATCGACATCAAATCCGACACCCGCGAAATCCTCAAAAAAATTGACGAAATACAGGTCTACCTCCGAAACCAATCAAAATAAGCGGCCTCAAAACTTAAAACATAATCACTTAAAACTTGACACTTAACACTTTTTCCATGAACTCAAACTTCTTTTCCCTAAACTGGCTGGATCTTGGTAAAGGTCTGCTGGTTGCTGTTATCGGCGCAATTCTCACAGCTGTTTACCAGGCTATTCAAGCCGGACAGTTAACCTGGACATGGGCATTCTTTCAACCGATAGTATTAACAGGCCTTGGCGCAGGTCTCGCGTATTTGATTAAAAACTTCTTCTCAAATTCAGCAGGAGAACCATTAAAGGGCGAGCAATGACAATTTCTGAAAAGGGCCTGGCGCTGATCGAACATTTCGAAGGCCTCAGGGCATTTGCATATCGTTGCCCTGCAGGCGTGTGGACCATCGGGTATGGCACAACCGTTTATCCCGATGGTACGCCGGTCAAGGAAGGCGATCGTGTATCCTACAAGAAGGCCCTGGACTACCTTATGCACGATATCAGGCAAACCGAGTACCAGGTCAATGCCATGCTCAAAGTTCGTCTGATGCAGTGCCAATACGATGCCCTGGTTTCTTTTGCTTACAACGCGGGGTGCAATGCACTTCGGCAATCATCCCTGTTAAAGATCATCAATGACCGAAGGACAGATATTTCCATTGAGGACACCTTCATGATGTGGAATAAATGCGCCGGAAAACCCGGTATCGATGATGATCGTGATGGGATGATCGATGAACCCGGCGAAAAACAAATATCCCTTGGCCTGAGTAACCGGCGCAGATCAGAGGTCTGGTTATTCCTGAACAATGAAGTGAAATACTTTTAACCGTGGCATATACATTTGATTCATCCAGTCTGTTTTCAGCTATCAAAAAGCCTTTGGTATGGGTCTCGATTATCCTGGCATTAATACTCATAGGTGCCATTGTACTGGAGCGGGTTATGCACGATGCTGCGAAAAACAAGATCCTCCGAAGTCAGGCGGCCTTGATCCAAACATTCAAAAACGCACCGGTCAGGATTGATACCGTCCATGATACCATCCACTGGTCCGGAAAAATTATCATCAAGCCGATCCCTATCACCTCATCAACTTATCAACCCATCAACTCATCAACCAACATATCAACCTTTCAACCTGTCAACCCTTTACCTGTTCCCACCTACAACCCATCAAACCAGTCACCAAATGATTCAATCCCTGTATCATCCCAGCTGTCATGGTACGATTCTGTATTCAATCATGGCGACATCCGGTTCCGCTGGCAGGCAAAAGGCGACCTGCAATTCATCTCATTCTCCGATTTCGTTTGGCCAAAAGAAATCATCACCATCACCCGGCAGGTTGATACCTGCATAACCAAACCCTCTCCAAAACAACCTGTCTTCCGGATTGGGCCCTATGTCGGGCTATCGCTTAATTCATTCACGAAATTTCCTGGATTCGAAGCTGGAGCCCAGCTCATCATCAAAGACCAACTCACTGTTTCAGCCGGTGGATTGTACCTCGATGCGATTTACGGAAACGTAAGATTGGGTTGGTTGTTTAAATAATCATCAACATCCCGGAAATCTCCGGAAACAATTTGAAGGAATAAATCCGGGTTTATTATCTTTGACCGTTGAAAGTATTCCGGGCCATGATAAAAGAAACAGCAGGCAAAAGTGTAATAAGTCCTGTAAATTCACAAGGAATTGATAAAAACATCTATTTGATTGAACCTGAATCTGAATGAACAACCATATCCCGGGCGTTTCTCTGTTGTTATTTGCCAGATAGAATGAATTTTACCCTCCCCCGTACCCTCCCCCTTCAAAAAGAAAAAACCTGTAAGTGTTTAATTTACAGGTTTTAACATTGATTTATTTGTACCCCGGGCGGGACTTGAACCCGCACGACCGCAATGGTCACAGGATTTTAAGTCCTGCGTGTCTACCAGTTCCACCACCAGGGCAGATGTTGATTTGATGATAAAAAAACCCTCAGCATAAGAGGGTTTTTCTGGAGCGAAAGACGGGATTCGGACCCGCGACCCCGACCTTGGCAAGGTCGTGCTCTACCAGCTGAGCTACTTTCGCATGGTAATTTTAAGGCTGCAAATTTAGACAAATTTTCATTTCCTCCTACTTTTTTTCAAGCAATTTTTTAATCTCGTTCAACTTCAGCAGGGCTTCAACCGGGGTGAGGGTGTTGATCTCTGTGTTAAGAATGTCTTCCTTAATCTGTTGCAGGAGGGGATCGTCAAGCTGGATGAAACTCAACTGGTAGCCCGGATCGCTGGTTGGGCGGGAATGGGTGGCCGACCTTGGAAACTTATCCCTCTTCGGCTTTCCAAGCTCCTCGGCATTGTGGCTTTCTTCCAGCTGCCTCAGCATTTCTCCGGCCCTTTCAAGAACGGATGACGGCATTCCGGCCATCCTGGCCACATGTATTCCAAAACTATGCTCACTTCCTCCCGGGAGTATTTTTCTCAGAAAAATCACCCTGTTCTGAATCTCCTTCACGGCCACATGATAGTTCTTGATCCGCGGCATGAGCCCTGCCATCTCGTTGAGTTCATG